AAAATGACAAAGTTTCAGGAGCTTAAGGGACTGATCAAGACGGGGCGATGCGAGCTGTGCAATGGCTTGACAGACATGTCAGCTGGTAGCCGAAACATTCGCATTGTTGCATGCGAGCACAATCTTGCAGATGTGTGCGAAGCACTCCTGGAGGCTGGTGTGTACGGCGCAACAAAGTTTGATGCGTTCCGCAAGAAGACCGCAGCTGAGATTCGCGATGGCGCCTGGGAAGGCGGAATGTTTGTGATCGCTAAGGAGGCAATCTAATGCCAAGCAAGAAAGTATGCAAGGGATACAACAGAATTAGCTTCAAGCCTTGCACGGTCTGGGCTGCAAAGGGAAGCGACTACTGCCGAATTCATGCGCTCCGCATGGCAAAGGAGGCAATGTAATGAGCTGGCGAGCAAACCTAACCGACGCTCAGCGCGAGCTGGTCAGCAGGATGGAAGCTGCCCACAACGCGCGCAGGATTACGACGCGAGATACAGAAAACTGCGTCAACTGCGAAGCCTGGTGGAACGCGTCGGATGCTCACGGCTACACGGTCTGGTGCGACTGTGCCAACGGTCAGCGGCTAAAGACGTTGTATGCCCAGCATCTTCAGGATCAGCTGCTGGAGCAACAGCGCCAATCAGCAGCAGCTGCGCGCCTTGCCAAGGCTTGCACGCGCTGCGGCGGCTCTGGCGTGTACGGTCACCACGGCACATGCTTCCGCTGTAACGGAATCGGGGTTGATCCGAAATATCTTAAGAAATAGAAATGGCGCCCTGGACGCGGTGCGGGAGGCACGCGACGCGTCCAGGGCTGGACTGGCTCGCCTTACGGCTCACCAGCATTGTCATCGGGTAGGGAGTTATTCTCTGCTAGGTCCACAATGACCCCAATGCAGTCGCTGCAAATCGCGTGCTCCGCGACCAGCTGTAAGCCCGTAGCTAGATCCCTACCCAAAACTACGGTGTTAAAGTAAAAGACGCGACCGCGCTCTTCGCACACGTCGCAGATCCCATTGCCCCCCTTGTCGGTTACTGCGTAAGGCACGGTAGGACTCTTAGGTCATCCCAGAATCCGCCACCGACCGTCATGGTCAGGATGCCCGCTGGAGCCGAAGCTCCCTGCGTTTCCGTAAACCATTGTGACCCACCGTCCAGGGACGGCGCCTGCACAAATGTGCGCGCGCCAGACTGCTGCACCACGAGATGATGCAGATGCCCAGCCAAGAGCAGCGAGCTGTCTCCAGTGCGCTGCAAGCCAAGTGCCTGTTTCGCCCACCACGTCAACGGATTGCCACGGAATTGATGACCGTGCGCCAGTCCGACGATGGTGCCGCAAACGTCCAGGGTCATGGTGAGATCATTCTTTGGGAACGCAAACTTCACATGGTCGTAATCAGGGTTTGCCCCTACGACCTCTGCCGCCTGCTCAAAGACCGCCACGTCATCATTGTCGCCAAACGTGGTGAAGGCTTTACCGCCCCTGCGATTCTCTCCGTGATTGCCTGGAATGGCGGCGACGATTACCTGTGGCGCAAATCGCGCCCAGCTCGTGATCGCTTTTACGAGCAGGCGCCGTGCAACCGTGATCTGCTCGCGCCGATCCAGGTCAGTCTGAAATGCCTGCATGTCGTAGTGACCGTCGCAGCTCTCTACGACGTCTCCAAGCCCTACCACCACGAGCCTAGAGAGCGGACGCCCAGTCTTCACTAGCTCTTTCCAACGGGCTTCCACCTCGTTGATCCCAGCCAAGAATCTGGCGACAATCCCAGCGGTCCCGCCGCCTTCGCCCTTTCCAAGCTGTAGATCGCTGATTGCGACCAGCATTGCCAGTCCCTCTTCGCGGACCAACGGCTTGGAAAACTTATGTTTCTTAATCTCTTGCACGAGCCGTTCCAGATCCGCGTCTTGCGACACGGTGCGCTGAACGACTTTGCCCTTCCACTGTCGGTTGAGCTGACCTAGCGGATCGCCCCAGACGTTGAACAACACTGGCTCAACAACCTGGAACTTGTCAGGGTCTAGCCCCCACACCTTCAGGATCGTGTCCCAGTTCGGCGCATTCTCCGCTGGGAGTGCGCCCGTAACGATGGTTCCCTCTTTGCCGTTCCATGCAACGCCTGGTTCCCATCCCTGCGAATGGGTTCGCGACGGAGACTTTGGCTCTTCTAGCTCGTTTTGTACGGCGAGGATTTCCTCCATCGCCTTATCTAATTGACTCATCGTGGGCATTTGCACTGCTGACGGCGGTGCCGATTCAGCGTGTGATCCTGCACTTCGTATTTGTATGCGACCCGAATCGCCTCGCTTAGCTGTCGCTTACTACGCGTTTTGTCTGCAAGCGCAACATTGAGCGCACTTCGCTCTTCGTCATCCAGCGCGGCGAGCAGTAAGCCAACCGAACACGGCGGTCCCTTGCGGACCTTACCTTGCGTTCCAAGCGCATCGTCCAATCTAGCCATGGTGTGCCTCCCTTTTTACTCCCTGCAAGTGCAGGCACCATGATCATAAGTATGCCGTTACTTCTTTGCCGTCTTGTCTGTGGAGCTGCTGGTCACCCCGTAGGCGGTGTTGGCTGGGTCCAGGTACCGCTGAATGGTCTGGAGGAACGAAGCTAGTCCAGCGGAGAGGATTACCTTGAATCCGTCGCCAGTCAGGTCTAGCAGGGGGATGCCCATTCCCAAAGCCACCGCGATGGAGACCGTGAGGAACGTGCGCCCTGCGTCCAGAAGCGCCTCATCTACCGACGTGCGTGCGAAAAGATCCTTAAGCCAAGTCATGTCTACTCCTTTGCCGTGACGATTACGACGTGCTTGAACGCTGGTCCAGGCTTGGACGCAGCGATTTGTTTGAGCTGGTCTTCGGTCAGCTTGACGCCGAACTGCTCTTTGCCTTTGCCAGTGCGCGTGGGGCATGCCCACTGCCAACCCTCTACGGGGCAGAAAGCTGCGGCGGTCATGTGACCGTATCCAGCCTCTAGCACTTTCTTATCTTTCTTTGCCCAGTAGGAAGCCCAGTTGACGTGCCACTTGCTGATCTCTACTCCAGCGGGATAGGCGGCTGGACCCTGTTGGACCCACACGATTAGACCAGCGCCAGCCTTTGCTGACTCAACAACGTCATCCCATGAGTCTGCGTAGCGCGCCTTTCCGCCCATGTGCTTGACGGTCTTGATCAGATCGCCAAGGGAGCTGCCGTTATCCGACACGCCGTCGCGATCCACTTGTCCCGTCGCAGCCTTCTTCGCGGCAATGCCGTCTGCTGCGCTGAACTGTTTGGTGTACTTCGTCGCATACGACAAGGCGCATGCTGCGGATGATGGACCGCAATCGTCAAGCACGCCATTTTTTTCAATGTGATCTAGCTGTGACTTAATCTGGAGTTTAGGCATCCCCAAGCTCCTCCTTGATGAAGACCGCAAGGGCACGTGCCGCCTGCTCAAAGCCAAGCGCAGCGGAAATCGGATGCCCCTCTGTTACGCCCTCTGCGTAGTAATTGCCATCGTCCGCGAGACGCCAGAGTGTGCCGCCGAAGGCGCTGTTGTTATCGTTCGGAACAAGCGCAACCCACTCACCAGGGGCGGTGTCTACGCGAGTCCAGCCCTGCTGGTGCAGCTCTTCAATGTGATCCGCTGTAGTCACGATCATTCCCTCCATCTCAATGGTCCAGTAATTAGCCAGACGAATGTCAGCGCAAGAAAAAGCGCAGACATTGTTTCCTGTGTTCCCCCTGGGGGAAGCACGATAACTGCAAAGCCCAGCCCCAAAATGGTCCAGGCTCCACCGATCAGATCTAGAATAATATTCTTTAACATTAGCGGCGCACCTTTCTGCTACGCGCACCCATCTCGCCGCCTCCAGCGCCACCACCTCCACCGTTGTTGTTGCTTGGCTGTCGCGCAGCGTTTGCCGCCGCTGCTGCAACACTTGCAACTTGACTGGAGATAATTGCGACTGCTACGGGTTGCGCTTCTTCACGTTCAGTTTCGTCAAGGTCTTTGCCAAGCTCAGTAATCGCAGCAATGTCAGAAATAAAATCTGCTGCGGCTGCAACGGCTGCTCCAGCAACTTCAGCAATCGCTTCAGCTACAGGCGGCAGATCGGGCTGCTCTGGCTGAGGAGTAGGAATAGGACTGGTATCAGGAGATACGGTAGGAGATGGCGAAGGCGTTTCTGGTGCAGGCGTCTCCGTTGGAGCGGGAGACGAGGCGGGAGAGTTCGTGGGTCCAGGAGTTGGCGTTGGTTCAATGCTCACCTCTGGGCTTGGCGTTGGCTGAGGCGTGGGGTCTGGTGTCGGTTCAGGGGTAGGCGTAGGCTCTGGAGTTGGCTCAGGGCTAGGAGTAGGCTCTGGGCTAGGCTCCACGGTCGGTTCAGGCGTAGGGGGCTCTGTAGGCGACGGAGACGGCTCCTGGGTCGGATCTGGCGTAGGAGTCGCGGTTGGCTCAGGAGACGCCGTAGGGGACGGCGTAGGGCTACCTACGACCCAGGTCGTATTGTTGACTTGCAAGAAGCCCGATCCGCAGCAGGAGTCAGTGCTTAGGACGCGGAATCCAAAGATCCCGCCTGCGGTGACGTAGACGGATTGACTGCCGCTCTGTTGCAGCGGGTTGTACCCAGCCTGGTCCCAGATCGCTAGATCAATCCAGCTCTCATCAAGAAGCATCTGCGCGCGGTCGTAGAACGCACCGTCAGTAGTCCAATACGCCCAGTCAAAAGATACCGTCTCGCCAACGGATGAATCTGTTGTTAGTCCCGTCACAGTATTTTGCCACGGGTACCCAGGTCCAGCGTTGTTGCTACCTTCAATCAGGATTGTGCCATCGCTTAGCGTAATCGTGCCGTTGGAATCAATCTGCTGATCCCACGCATCGGCACTGTCAAGCGCGTAGGCGCTCGCAGCGAACGGCAACAGAGTTGCCAGTGTCAGCAGGAACGCAAGTGCGCGTTGACTCACTTACCGTTAGACAGCCAAGCGGTTAGACCTCCCAGTCCACTTAGTCCAAGCAACGCAATCACAAACTTAGCTA